GGTGTCGATGGTGTGATCAGCCACGCCGAAGTAGAGGAAACCGCTCACTTCGGCGTCGGTGGCGAGATAGGGGTATACGGTCGAGATCTCGCCGGTGTACGTGCCGGCGCCGACGTAGCCTGTGCCGCGCGTCTCGCCGTAGATGTCCAGACCGGTCAGATGCCGCGAGACCGGCTTGGCGTCGTCGAGCAGGCGCTCGAGCTCGGTGAACATCTGGTCGGTGATGCCGCTGTCGAGCACGCCGATGACCACCTGGAAGGTGCCGGGCGTACCCTCCGGGTCCAGCTCCCACCATTCGGTGACCTCGAGCAGGTAGCCGAGCGGCTCGACCACGCGCCGCAGCGCGGCGATCGTCCCCTTGCGCCGGTGGATGTAGTAGCTCGAGCGCACGACCTCGCGCTTGGTGGCTTCCAGCCAGGTCGAATCCCAGCGGTCGACGCTGAATGCCCAGGCGAGGTACGGCAGCACCTCCACCGGGCACGTATCCGGATTCCAGAGCTTGCGCAGCGGGATCTCGACGCGCTTGATCTCGGCCATCGCCTCGGTGGCGGCGCGCTCGAGCGGCGTCGAGTTGGGTGGCAGCAGGCTACTCATCGGTGCCCCCGACGACCACGGTCTTGGCGGTGCAGTGCGCCGCCTGGGTCTCGTCGAGCACGACGTCCGCCGCCGGCGAGTTCAGCTCCACCCGCTGCACGCCTTCCGCGTGCAGGGCGGCGTGCAGGGCGGAGCGGCGGATGTCGCGCCCCAGGCGGCGTTGCTCTTCCGTGTATGCGTCCAGGCGCGCGTTCGCCTCGTCGAGGATCGGCTCGGCCTCGGGTCCCGGGTAGATGTACAGGGTCGCGTCGACCGCATAGTCGACGATTTCGGCCGATTGCACCGTGAGGCGGTCCGCGACGGGGCGTACGTCCTCGGCCGACAGGTCCGCTTCCACGGCGTCGAGCAGATCCTGCGCGGCGGTGCCGTCGCCTTCGCGCGAGAGGATGGTGACCAGGGCCTCGGCCGGGTTCGGGCTCGTGGCCGTGGCGTCGGCCACGCGGCCGTCGGCCGACAGGGCGTGCACGACGTAGGCGGAGCGGGGGCCGGCGACGGACAGGCCCTCGAAGGCGCTCTGCGCGCGCTGGCGCAGGTCCTTGTCCGACTCATAGGTCGGCTCGACCGGCGGGTTGGCGTCCGGGTCGCCCGGGTCGATCAGTAGGCGCTCGGTTTCGAGGTTCGCGGCGACCTGGTCGAGGTCCGAGCCACTGGAGAACGCTAGCAGGACCGCGCGCGCTGCCTCGTTGACCCGCTGACGCCAACCGACCTCGCGGTAGGCGTTCTCCTCGAGCATCTTCGCGAGCGCCGACGACTCCAGGTCGATCTCTTCTTCAGCCTCGGGATAGCGCGCCAGGAATTCGGCCTTGCGCTCGGCGAGGATCGTCTCGAAGTCGATCTCCTCGACGACGGCCGGGGCGGGGAGCTGCGACAGATCGATGGTCGTCATGCCCCACCTCCCGACAGCGGGACTTCCATCGAGAACGCCTCACCGGAATCGGTACGCACGCCGTTCAGCCCGAGCGTGACGGCGCCGGGGCGATCGGTATGCACCAGGCGGGTGATCGCGCGGACCTTGATGCGCGGCTCCCAGCGGATGATCGCGTCCGTGGTCGCGGCGTAGGCGCGCAGCAGCGTGGCACCGGTGAGCGGCTGATCGATAAGCTCGGGCAGGCGCGAGCCGTACTCGCGGCGCATCACGCGCGAGCCGATCGGGGTGGTGAGGATGTCGGCGACGCTCTGGCGGATGTGCGCCAGCTCGTCGAGCCGTTTCCCTGTGTGCCGGCTCATGCCCGCCATCACTGCGGCCCGCCCGTCGTGCCGCCGCTGTCGCCCGGATGGGTGTGGCTGCGGTAGGAGCTGAGGCCGGCGAACAGGATGTCGCCGTCCTTCATGTCGAGCTGGCCTTCGAGGCTCATCACCGAGCCGCCGCCGGTCGCCGCCGTGCCGCTGACGGCCATCCCTGCCTGCGCGATGAGCGGGCCCTTCACGGTGAGCTGCTGCGTGCACTCGGTGAGCGGCGTCTTCAGGACCACCTTGGGCGCTTCGACCGTCGCATTGCCGCCCGCTTTGACATCGACCGTGCCGCCGAAATCGACCAGGAGGGCTTGTGCCCCCTTCACCGTGACGGAGCCGACGCAATCGATCGTCAGGTGCTTGGCGTCGTGGTCGTAGTCGACCAGCGTCCCGTCCGGGTACTTGCGCCGGTCCAGGCTGGGACTACTGGATGGCGCCGGGTGGTCGGTGGAGTAGATGCCCGCGATCGCGATGCCGTTGTTCGGGTCGCCGCCGGGCGATAGCACGACAACCTGCTCGCCGACCGTGGGCGGATCCCACACGAGGGCGTCGCCGGCACGCTGTGCCTGCCACGGCAGCCAGCCGGTGAGGAGTTCGCCGGACTCCACGCGAACGCGCGCGGCGTCGTGATCCACCTCGGCGACGGTGCCGACGCGGACGAGATTCTCGATCAGGCGATGGAGTTCGGCGGAACGCATACAGGCATGGTCGCCTGCCGAGACGCGCTGCCGAACGATAACGGAGGGTAAGACGTTGCCCTTACCGTCCGAGATAGTCGATCAGCAGGTCGCGGATCAGTGTGCGATCGCGATCGCTGAACCCGAGCAGCTTCCGTTGCGGGTAGTGGTAGACGGGGCCGTTGGGGTCGACCTTGTCGCGCTCGCCGTACTGGTGCACGGCTGCGATGCTGGCGACGCGGCCGAAGAATCCGGTGGTGGCGCTGTCCGTGGTGGCCTTCGCCTTCAGCCACCGGGCCTTGCTCAGCTCGTGGAACATGGCGCGGCGACGGATGCTGCCGGACTTGCCTCGCAAGCGCTTGCGCGGCTCGTAGGCGCTGCCGTCCGGGTACTACTGGTCACCGATGCGCTCCCGCTGGCAGCGGCGCAGCTCCGAGGCCATCTTGCGCATCAGCCCGCGCCGCTCGCTGGCATTGAGGCGCTCGAGCAGCGGGGTCGCCCAATCCTCGAGGGATTGCAGGTCGTCGTCCATGGCGCGGCCTTAGCCGTCCCCGCCCTGGTAGACGTCGGTCTCGTCCGCAGTCTCGTCGGTGGCGTGCAGATCCCAGGGCGTCGGGCCGTACTCGTAAATCTCGCGCGGATCCTCATGGTGGGTCGCCACGTAGTGTCCGTCTTCGTTCTGCGCGACGGTCACGCGTTCGGTGAGCTGCACGGTGATCAGGAGGTCGACCTTGTCGTTCTTGAGGATCTCGCTCTCGAACGTGATGGCCTCCTCCGGCTGGAGGTCGGGCTGGTAGATCGACAGCCAGTGCAGCAGCGGCAGGGTGACGGTGTCCACGTCCGCGCCGAACTCGGTCAGGATGACGCTGGCGCGGAAGTCGTAGAGGTGCGACAGGCTCTCGCCGACGTGGAACCGGACGCTGCCGGAATCGATCAGGGTGATCAGCTGGTCCGGATCCCGCTGCAGAGCCGGGCAGGCGTCGATCAGGTACTGGCGCAGGCTGGTGAGCTTCTTCATTCGCCGCTTCCCTCCATCGCCTTTTCGCGCTGGCGGCGCATGCGTTCCCGCTCGTGGTCGACGAGGGCCTCGAACGCGGCGCGGCATCGGACGTACATCTCGCCGTTGCGGCCGCGCGCGTCGAGCACCGCGCCGGCGGTGCCGTCAGCCGGATCGTGCAGCACACCTTCGCCGTCTGGATCTGCGTCCGGGCAGTTGGCCGGGTCGAGCAATCGTTCCGGCGCGGCCGGGTAGGTGTCGGGCGACGGCGGCAGCAGCGTCGGATTCGGGGCGCATGCCGTGACGGCGAG